AGGTGTAGGTTTTATTTGTCGTTACCGGAGCACCAGTATTGATAAATGATGTTGCGTCTCCGAGAGTTACATTACCCGTTGGAGTGAGTCCCGCTTCGCTCAATACGCCACCCGTCACCGCAGTGGTTAGCCCTTGCCCACCGCCCATCGTGTCTAAATTAGGGCTTGTTGGCAGTGTTAAGCCTTCACCACCAGTTATGGTGTTCAGCGTGTAATCAATGGGTTCTGTGCCAGTTACCTTTGTGATCGGCATTGTGGCAGTGATGCCCTCTTTTGTGCCGCCAAGCGTATAGCCACCCGTCAGATTGCTTAGTGCCGCATCTATTTCGTTTGAGGTTAGATTTGGTTGACTTACTTCAACTAGATTCGGATTTGTCTCCGGAAATGCCGCTATTACATCTGCGCTTGTCGGTGGGGTAGTTACATTCAAATAGTCGGGAATGGGAAGTTTCTCAAGATACTTCTCAGCTTGTGCGGTGGAGATTACATCCGCTGTGCCTTGTATGCCAGTTTGGACAAGTGCAGTTTTAGCCGCAGTCTCGGGGTCTTTACCCGCCACCATGTTTGCCGCAGTGCTTGAGACAAAGTTCTTCACCGCGCCGGGGTCGCCCACCAAATAGTCACCAACTTGACCACCTGCAAAACCCGCAACTCCACCGACCACAGCACCCTTTAGAGCATCCTCCGCTGATTTGCCTTGTGCGACTTGTAGGGCAGCGTTAGCCACACCCGTACCAATAGCAGTCGCCACAGCCGCAGATGTAGCCGCCGGAATTAAACCCGCCGCTATCATTTGTTGACCAATGGCAGAACCAACACCGGGCGCAGCCACACTCAAAGCAATTGCAGCCAATGCGGGTGCGTTTTTGGATAGGTTTAAATCTTTGTCTAGTTGGGCTAGTTCTTTGCTTATGGTCTTTTCAACGGGTTGATATAGGTTTGTCAGTTCACGGCTAATAGCAGTGGTTGGGTCAAGCATTGATAACGCACCACCTACATCGCCCCTCATCAATGCGCCAAAAAACCCACCTCCACCGCCACCACTACGAGTTACAGTGATATGTGTATTTGTACTAACCCCATCTTTACCCAACAATGTGTAATTAGCACCGGGCGATGGTTCTTGTGCGTAGTAAGGAACACCATCTTTTATGGTTAATCCTTTGATAGTCCCATATGTGTTAGTTGGTTCGTATGCTATAAACGAAAAATCATCATAATTTAATTTATTAAAATCGTCTGCTTTCCAAACAAAGCCTTTTGTTGGTTCTTTGTAGATTGATTTTGCTGCACCAGTTACCGCCGAATCATCTGGCAAAACAAATGCTTGGGCACTATCCATTGCTCCGGGCGTTAAAAAGCCCGGACTATAAAACTGTTGCCCACCTTGCACAAAACCTTTTTGCACAAATTCTTGCGGCACGAACACATACTTCTCACCAGTATTTGTGGTTACATCGTAATATGCTCGACCCGAATAAAATGGTTTAACTTCCATTGCTTTGTGCCTTTTGCAAAAGTATCGTATTAGCCGGGAATCTCAATGTTTGAGGTAATCCCTGCACCTACCTTCATTGCTTTCAATTGGGCCTCTGCTTCAAACTCTTGCTTTCTGAATAACATCTCGGCTTGGAACTTGTCGCGCTGTAACTGCAAATCAGCCGCAGCCTTCTCTCTTGCCAACTGAATATCAGCTTGTGCCTTAATCTGCATATTCTGAATGTCGGCTTGAGTTTTTGCCATTGCCGCTTGCGCTTCCGGAGTCATCTGCGGGGCTTGCTGTTGCGGAGGTGCGCTCAATTGCTGATCGAGTTCCGGCGGAATGGCTTTGTAGAATTCAGCACTGTCTTTGAAACCTGCCGCTTCTACCATCCGACCAAGAGTATTCCGATACTGTCCAATGCTCACCAATGGGTTGGATGGCCCCATCTGTCCCAATACTTGTTCTTGTTTTTGCAAGACCATTTGAAGCATCGCCATTTGCTCTTGACGGTTTCCAGCACCGAGACCAACATTTATGTCCACATCGTACTGATTCGTCCACTCTCGCGGGTCAAAGGCCACATAGTTGCCTCTCATCCGCACAATGCGGGGCTTGTCTTGATACTTACAAAGAAGATGCAGAATTCCTTTAAACAGAGATTTAACACCCGTCTCCGCAAAGATTCGTGCGATCAGTTCTACCTTACCCGCTCCAGCAGCTTGCATCGATGCCACAGCAGCAGCAGTCACATTCTGCAAAATAGCGGGGTCTAGCCCTTGAGAAGCGTCTGTCACTCCGGTGCGCTTTTGGGCCACAGAGTCGAGATATTGCAACATCGGGAAGGCTTGACCCGCAACCGGAGGCACATTCAATGGCTGCACTGCGCCTTGAGACTTAATCCGCACCACTCCACCCGCAGTAGCTGTCAGCAAGTCATCTAAGTTAACTTGACCGTCTACAGCAGTCACCCGAGCATTGTTTGTCAGATAGAGGTTGTCCAAAATCTGACGGGTGATAGTGGTCTTTTGTAGCTGAATGTCTGTAGTCCGGTCAGCCAATGATTGACCAAAGAACTTGTGCGGGATTGGAATCGGACAAATCGAGTGGAATGGCACATAGTCGCATTCTTCGTCTGACAGTATTTCGTTGCCAGCATAGAACACTTGGCGCAGTTCAGCGATACCGTCCCCGTCCATGTCTGCCCGTAGGTAACACTCAAACACTTCCACACTTTGCATCGAGTCATCCATGCTTGTGGAGTCATCCGGTTGCTCACCATTGGAAAACCTAACGAGTCGCTCCGGTGTGTATGTCAATGAGTCGCTAGAAGGAATACCGTCCACAATGTCAGCATCAAAGCCCATTGCGATCAAGTCGCTGCGAGTCATCAGCTTACGGTGTGCAACGAATGGCGAACCCTCAATCCTCCGAGCCTTCTTAGAGATTAGGAATTCTTCGGGCGGTACATTCTCGACCACCACACGGCCCGTCTTTTGTTTCTTTGAGACGGTCACAGCATGAATCTTGACCTTCATCGGCCCCATTGGGGTAATCTGATCGAATTCTTGTGTGTCTTGTTCAACGATCTCCATCGTGCCATCGCTCATCAGCATGGCAAGTTCGTCCTCAGTTAGATCGCGGTACTTCTCTTTGATGACATCTTCTTTATCTTCCCAATAGGCTTTGACCACCCCGACCTTTTGGAGAAGTGCATCCTTGAACCAATCGTGCAGAATAATCACGCCTTCGTTGTCACGATTGAATACCCAATTCACATATTCAGTGGCTTGCTTTGCTCCGGCCTCATCGTTTGGGCCACGGGGTTCAAACCTAACCACCTCATCGCTTGCCGAGAAGATTCGCACCAAAGATGGTAAAGAACCATCTACGGCCTCTGCAACCTCACCCGTGACAATCTGAGACTTGCCCTCTACCTCATTGCCGTATGGTTGCCGCAAATAGGCTTGCAGTGCTTCCCTACGCTGTTCAGTGGTTTCGGTCTCCAAATAGCCGAGACTGTTGGAAATCTCCGCATCGATGATTGATTTGAGTTTGTTTTCGTCCATCACACAATCCATTTCACATTTTGAGTGGGCATCTTTGACCAGCCGGAGGTTTCGTTTAGACCGATTGCCAAGTAGCGAAAAGCATCAGAAGCATGGCTACTCCAATCATGAAGTGGTCGCTCGTAAAAGATTTTCCGCTTTTCATCGTAATCCCTTCGGTAGTTTCTGAGTGCGTCTAGTCCTTGCTTGACCTTTGGCACATTGAACCAGCATCGCGGGAGAAGCCTTCGTACCGCTTGGATGCCATCATCGACCCCCATGCGCGGGGCTACACGAATGTTTAATCCAGCATCGGTTAAAACCTCTAGTCGGCTTTTTCCCGTCCCGAGTTCCCGCACTTGTACATCGTGAGGTAGGATTTGCTCGGCTTTGTCCCACCCATTATGCCTTAACCAATTCACATAATTGTCGAGTCCTACGCCGTTGTTCTCGTAAAAGTCAATCATCCGGATTTCTGAACCCGCTATCTGAGCCACCCAAATCGCGGTCGAGTCTCCCATTCCTAAGTCCCATGCAGCCACTGTCTTGCAAAGGTCATCACGGGGAAACTCTTGAATGTGGTTCTTTTCGTCCAAATCGTTCAGCAATTGACCGTAATAAGAACCCTCTACCGCTGCGGTAAACGAGCATTCAAACTCTTGAAGATACTTATCGTCCCCCATTTCAATCCGAGCCGCCTTTAGTTCGGTCTCGTTCAATACTTGCGTTTGGGAGGCTTTGAACTCTAAAAGACCCCACCCATCCTCAGTTTCTGCCCGATCTCTGAGGTCTTTAAAGTGATTGTGGCCCTTTGGAGTCCCAATAAACAAACACCATCCGAGTCTGTCAGCCAATGCCGGTCGGATAATGTCTGTCCATATCTTTGGGTTTTGGTCGCCAATCTCATCAAGAATCACCCCATCGAAATACTGTCCGCGCAGACTGTCGGGATTGTCTGAGCCGTATAGCTGAATCCTACGGTTCCAAAAGTCCACCCTCAACTCAGAGATGTTCTCTGTGCCGCCTAACGGTCTTGCGTACTTCGTGAGATAGTCCCATGCCACCCGCTTTGCTTGCCCGTATGTCGGGGCGATGTAGGCGTATCGCGGTGCTTCCTTTTGGTTGGTCACCGCATCTTTAATCAAATGGTTGATCGCTGAGACTGTCTTTCCCATCCTTCGATGGGCCACCACCACCCCGAATCGTTTAGCGTCTAGCAGAGTGTGAATCTGCAATTGC